AATTTTTCCTATTGTAGTCTTTTTATTTAATTTTAGAAAAAGTTTTGTATTCAAAAAATATTCTATTAAATGCAAAACTCGTTTTAACTCGGATTTATTTCCAAGCAAAATAAAATCGTCCATATAACGCACATAAAATTTTATTTTCAAATTTTGTTTTACAAATTTATCAAGCTCATTTAAATATAAATTTGCCGTAAGCTGACTTAATCTATTCCCGATTTTTATACCTTTTTCTGGATTATCTTTATGTAAAATCTGAAATATTAAATTTAAAGTCCTTATGTCTGATATATGTCTTTTATAAAGTTCAAAAGCTATATCAAGATCTACATTATAAAAATATTTTTCAATATCGCATTTTAAATAATATTCTGTTTTGTTTTTGCCTATAAAATAACTAAGTCTATTGGCAGCTTTTAATGCACCTTTTTCTTTTAAACAGGCATAACTATCATGAATAAAAGTTTTAATTATTTCTGGTTCTATCACATTACAAAGGGCACTTTGAACAACTCTATCACGATAAGGCAATGCATTTATTTCACGTCTTTTTGGTTCGTATTTTATAAATGTATAAAAATCGCCTAATTTGTATAAATTCCATAATAATTCATTTTGTAATTGTATTAAATTTTCTTCTAAATGATTATAAAATTTTAATGATGCAGCTTTATATCTATGCTCTTTAGACACAGTTTTATAAGCTGCAAGTAAATTGTCAAAACTGCAAATTTTTTCAAAAATATTTTCCATCATATATTTTTTTTAATTATAAAAAACAGGAAGGTTCGCAAACCTTCCTGTCAGTAAATGATTTTAGTTTATATAAAAAAACTAAAGACGACTAATCTGATTCAAACTCCTAAAAAGAGCAACCACTGCTAAAAATCCGTAAACATTTTAGCTTCCTTTTTTTTTGAATCACAGGCAAGCCGGGAGCCAATGTTCGCATTCACATTCCAAGGAGAATTGTTCCCATTGACCGTGCGCGGGCCATAGTGAACCCCTTCATTCCAGTTGCCACCGCAAATGAAAGCGCGTAAACCTTCGCTGCATTAGCCGCCTTGTTTTATTAAGCCGCCCAAAATACGCCCTAATTCTGCCATCATTTTTTCAGCTGTCTCATAGCTTTTTAATGACAAATATTTTGAACCTTTGGAATAAGCAAAGCGAATGTAAAAGCGTAAAATCTCAAACTCTGTATCAATTTTGTACCAACCTTCGTTTTTTCTGGCGCTTCGATTAGTTCTTATTATTAACTCTATAATGCGATGTAAACAGTTTTTTATATCTGTCTCAAGTGCAAAGTGTTCATAATGCGGGAACTTTTCAATCCTTGGTTCAAAATAAATTATAAAATCTTCAAATTTTCTAAACAAGATTAAATTTTGAACATTTCCTGCTCGAAAATTTATGTTTGCTGTTTTCATAAAACCAGATTTCCAGAATTTCAGAAAACAGGTGATTCGCTAACGCGAATCACAGGCAAGCCGGGAGCCAATGCTCGCATCCACATCCCAAGGAGAATCGCCCCCATAGACCGTGCGCGGGCCACAGCGAACCCCTCCACCCCAGTGGCCACCGCAAATGAAAGCGCGTAACCCTTCGCTGTTAGGTAAATATGCTTGTCCTTGTTCTGCGCCCAAAACGTTTTGCCAGTTCCAAGACGTACTTCCAAAATCCAAAGAATTATCTTTTGTCCATTCGTAAACATTTCCGACGCAGTCAACAATATTTTTTGCAGATATTGCATATGGCTTTACTCCAGACACATTGTCGAAGGCTCCAGTCGAGGTATTAACTTGGCACCCTGTGAATGTTTTCGCTGTATTTGTAGTCTTTGCCCATGCATAATTATTGGCTCCGTTTTCGCCCTGTGGGCTGCCAAAAGCAGAAGCCAGCCATTCTGTATATGAGAGCAACCGCAATCCCTGTCGCTCTGCAAGTTCATTGAAATTATACATATTCAAGCCCTCTGTTCCAGTCAATGGCAAGCAACCATATTTTGACTGTAGTTTTCCTTCTGCGACGGATAAACCGTTTGTCCCGCTCATAAATGTAATCGTTTCTAAAGCTGACGGTTGATAAATGAAACACCACAAATTCTTATTAACCTGCGCCATTCCTCCAAACAAAGTCTTGGGCCTGTTTTTCAAATCCCACACCGAATTAGGCACGATGCCAGTAGTTACATTATCCTGCCACTTGGTGCCAGAAGAGCCCCATTTTGTGCCTGTAGAATCAACAGGCACCCAAAGCCCATCCTCGCTAACTTTTCGGATATGCCCCACATGGAAGCCGCCAATCTTGCGCGAATTGTCCGCTGTAAATCCATCCGGGTATGTTGTATTCAAGGATACAACAATGCCTGGATTTGCATCTCCATCCAAAACAAGATAAACAAAATAGTCATTGCCAACAACTAAACTATCTCCAGTGTCAAGGTTTGCCGCCGGGTCAAATTCAATGTCCCCGCGGTTAATGAACTGCCGCCAGGTGCTGCCGTCATAAAGGTCAACACCGGTGCCGTCCTTTAATATCAATTTGTTTTCGTCATAAAGGAAGGGGCCTTTTTTCTGCAAAAACGAATCGCCGACGCATTTAAAATTTCCACTTTCAGGAATGCACGCAACGCTGCAATCATCAACCAAATCCTTATATATAAGCAAACTCATGCCAACACCTCCATCAGTGCATTTATTTCCGCATCGGTAATTCCAATTTTATACTTTGCGGCCGCAGGATTGTCCACAAGCTCATAGTCCTCGTCTGTAAGCTCTTCCGAGGGCTTACCCTTGCTTGCATCCTTCAAGACCTTCATATAGTGGTCATCACGCAAATGCTTAAGCCGTGAATACAAAATCCTTTTTCCGCTGTTTGTCTTCACCGCAAAATCTACGGCATTCTGCCAATCCTTTTTTGTCTGGCAATAATCTGGTATTCCAAACATCTTTTATTCCTCCTATTCAATCTCCGAAAATTGCAAATTAACCTTCATCGTGTCAAACTCTCCCCACTTCCCTATTCCCCATTTTCTCACACCCCACTTTATGCGCCTAGTGCCAGGAATTATTTTCCCGTCAACCAACCGCCGGGGGTATATGTGAAGGCCGTCGCTACGGCATTCAGTCCCAAAGGGAAGGAACTCTTCATAGTTCCCGTTAGGCGTAACCACCGCGGCATAAGTCTTTGCAGGGTCAAAATTAATGCCAAGCGTTCCCCATGGAATTGTAGTCTCCACCCCGGACACGTCAAACGCAAAGATGCGCGAATTGAGTGCATCCTGTATGATGCGCAGAATTGCGTCAAGAACGTCCGAACTGTCCATGTTGTCCGGCACGTTTGAAGGCTGCCTTGCCGTAGTGCCAAAAGCCTTTTTAAAAATTGCCGTCCTTGCGCCAAGCAGGTCGTTAAACCAAAGCGCACGCCAGGGCGTACCGTCTATACTTCCTGGTGACGTTGCCGGAACTGCCTTGCCGTATGGATAAGCGGCATCCGTATCGTCGCGGAAGTCCGTATAATTCGCATCAATCTTAAGCATCCCTATTCCTCCGTCCATTCAACCGCAAGCACCGCCACCGTATGGATAGGCTTAATGCGCAGAATGAAGTATTCAATGTAATTTTTGTAAATCCGCGGAATCTGCAATTTCTCCACATAAAGAATTTCATTGCGTGAATTGCGGACGATGTTCTTGCAAACATAAAAGCAGAACTCCCAGTACCGCTCATCATTGGGGATTGAATAAGGCCCCGCCGTTCCATTCCTTAGAATTGTAGGCATAAAGCTTTCATCGCCCTCGCGGTAGTCGCAGACCGCCTTTTCCCCATCGCACACCATTATCTCGTTATCGCAAACCGCAAAATAAGCGATGTTCGATTCGCGCGGATTTGCGCAAGGAATATTTTCTTCAACAACAATTCCGGGAAAAACATTTTCCAAAACGCTGCGGATAAAATACAAGGACTGCCCGCCGTGATTCATGCCCCACAAAAGGCTTAGAAAGTTCCGCCTCTGCTCAATGTCCATGTTTGCAGAAAGAACGGTAAAAACCTCTTCCCACCTGTCAATGCAGCGCGTTGAATCCGGGAAGAAGTCCATGTAAACCCTTTCAATTTCCCGCCGCAAATCCTCCGGCAAGACGGCAATAGCCTCGAAAAGTTTCCGCACGTTCTTTTCCTGCGTCAAATTCCAGGCACTGCTGGAGGGAAGTAAATTTTTAATGGCGTTAAAAAAACTAGCCCTCATAAAGCTCTCCGTTAATGTAAAGGTTGCCCAACGCTGCAAGCTCACCTTTGCCAAGGTCATATTCGCTAATTTCCGGGCCGTTGATGTTCATTGTCACCGTATCAAACTTGGCCTTCATGCTGACCGCCACACTGTTGGCAATTGATATTAGCGAGTTCCTAAGAATTGAATCGCTCCTGTTGTTGTCGCTCGAAAGCCCGCGGATGTACGGCTCGCGGTTGTCAAAAAAAGTTTCAAGCTCCGTTTTTAATTGGCTTCCAAAATCGCCGTCCCCGGAAAAACCAGTCACATAAACATTGAATGTAATAATTCGTACCGCGCGGACATTCGGATAAGATTCATCCCCCTGCGGGTCAAGAATTGCCGTTATCGGCTTCC